AAAAGACACCGCGCTCACCGGAGCGTGATTCATATAAACTAGTCCACTCGTTGAGGAACGCTTCAAAGTCTGGCTTCTCTGTGTAACAAGCAGAGTTATTAGCCAGCCCACGTTGGGGGTTATCTACCCACCACTGACCATGCTTACAGCGTCGGAGTCTGTCATCTGTGAGATTGGAGAGACTGATAAGTGCTGATCGTCTGACTCCTCCAACGACGACGATTTGAGCAATCTTGCAGCAAAGATCGTGGCATTCAATGGAGCTAAGTTTTCGTCCAGCAGATCCCCGAAAGAGGTCAACTGTGAATCGGAACAGTTCGAGCAAAGGCTCTGGACCCGATGCTCTACCGCCAAAAACTCTGAGCGGGGAACCTGAAGGTCGTACTCTGCTAACGTCCCATCTGGGAACCTGACCTGAATAGAGCAGTGATACCAACTCCCTAAACGATTTCGCCCATCCGATCTTCGAATCCGCCACATTAATAACTGTATCGGTTTCATGGAACTCCTCTGCTACTTCTGGTAATTTCTGTACGTACTGCCGTTCAACACTAAAACCTACGCCTGTACCACAAAGCAAGACGTACATCAGTTCGTCAAACGCTTTCGGGTGATCTATCGGTAGGTAACTACAGTTAAACCCTGCTACGTTGTCGCGCTCCAGTGCCTCTCCTGCGGTCATCAGTGCTCGCATGGAAGGCATTACGTCTAGGCTGTGGATAGCCTCGTAAACCTCCTTACGAGCAGTCTCTGGCAGATCGTCACCCCAGTAGTTAACGTAGCGACCTACTGTTTCTTCCCAAGTCTCCCTACGCTTCTCATCTGGTAAGTACCTAGCGTACCGTGACTTGTGTATGTATTGTTGATATGCGTCCATCTATTCCGTTACTCCTAGCGTTTCGTTTATAATTGCTTGCCCTGCCAGTTGCAAAAGCATATACACCCCATCAGGATACTGTTCGTTGGACGCTACTTCAAACATCTCGCCATCTTCGTACATCACAATAGCCACTTTTACCTTGCGTCCCTCCTCCTCGTGTTTTAGTGCTTTGACTACAAACGCAGACAGAAACTCTGATGTTGTGATTTCGTCCTTCTCTTGTTCTTTGTTTCCAAACTTACCTTCTACTACTTTCACGGACCTACCTCCTTGATTAACCAGCCTAAGTAGACCTGTGCTTTCTTGAGATCCTCTACGCCGTTCTTGTACTCGTACCTCCATAGGTACTTCAGGCAGTTGCCCTTGAGATACCCCTTGTATTCCTGCGGGTGCATGGACGCCTTGATTGCTTCGATGGCTTCTATTGATCCCTTGTTGTAGTGATCGGGCTGTGTCACAGAGTTGTGTTTATCCTGTGGGTGGTACAGTTTTCCGCTGACAGTTCTAACTCTGTCCCACTCTTCAGGCGTAGCGTTATCAATACTCATTCATCTCCTCCAACTCTTCTTGAAAATCGTCTAGCTTTCTTAGGAGTTTATCTTCAAACCTGTCAAGTATATCCTCTGCTGAAATCTGTAGCGACTCTATCAAATCATCTGGGTCGTAAAGATGAAGCAGCCGTTCTTTAATTTCTTCTAGTGTCAGAGACATAACTGACTAACTCCTGTAACGTGTCTATATTGTACCACAAAATCTCGTGCTTGTCACACCAACCAGCCATAGTAAGTTTGCTCCCTCTGTTTACTTTCTGGTTTGCGTTCATTAACACAAAGATCAACTCCTGGTTTTCGCCCAAACAGTTTTTAACTGATCGGTATTTTTGTGTATCTCCTGCCCTGAAGTACCCTTTGCACTCAATGTAGTACGTGACTCCTCCTTGTTCGTACACGAAATCTGGTGTGTACTTTCGTTCGATCCTGTACGGAACTTGGCACGGCTCGTACTTAAAACCAAATGGTTGTAGCTGTTGCCCGACATCTTTTTCAAACCCCGATCTGTACTTACCTATGTTTTTCTTTTTACGGCGCATTATTGAAACCTTCTCCCGTCGAACCAAGCAACAATACTTTTTCTTTCCCCTTCAATAACAGGGGTAACTCTGTGGGAGAGAAAAGACGGAAAAACTAAGACGTTACCTTTTTGTCTTAACTCTTCGAGACTGTACTCGTGCCTTTGAAGTAATTCAAAATCACCACCTTTGTACGTGCTTGGGTCTGTTAACTGTAGCGTCACACTTAACTTTCTTTGGAAAGGGTTTTGATCAAAGAAAGTGTCAGTGTGCCACGAGTAATGATCGCCAGCGTTGCTGTAAACAGTGTACTGAATAGCGTCAATCCCTGAGATAGAAAACCCGTACACTTTTTTATTTGCGTCTGTAATTATGTCTACCAATTTAGACGAAACAAAGTACCACAACTCTGAATTTGCCAAACCCTTTTTGGTTATAAATCCAGTTTGGCTCTTCCGTGTTTGATGTATCGTTTCTTTTTTGTCGCGACCAACAGTAGCTTCCTTTACATCTAAAATTTTATCTGCGTACCTTGTAATGTAATCACAATCTTCAGCAGAAAACCAATTCTTGTACAAAGAACACACCTTCATTTTAGTTTCTACCTAATTTCGATTTCTGGGACTTGCGGTTCATTAGCCACCTCCACTAAGTAACGTGGGCCGTTAGCGTAGGCAAAGCCTCGAACGTCAGGCCAACAAACTTTCTTGTAAGGGCAGTAAGAACAACCGACTGCCAGTTTCATGTTACCACTTTTGCCGTCAGCTACTGGTTCGTAGCAATGCTCCGGTGGCTCCTCTTGTTGAACAACCTCTTTGATGTGGTCGATCCTTTCGCCTACGTCGTACCCTATCTTCTCGTGGACAGGGGCTTGCGTATCGGAAGAGTCGTACAGCAGGTAAGTTAAGTGTCCGTTCTGCTTGTCCATCGCAAGCCATCCGAACTTAGTTTCACCTTCTGAATATCCGTACCCTTTAATTTGAGCAACGTATCCAAACGGATCATCATAAGCCAGACTTCCATCCTTGAATTTCTTAAACCCAAAAGTGGACACACTCTTAACATCAGTGACAACACCGTCAATTTTGCAGTCCATGCTGCCCGTAACACCGTTGACTTCGCACTTCTTCTGTTCATCAGTAACCTCGTGTCCTGCTAGTCTAGTCAAGAACAACAACAGTTCTTCGATCAGGTGTCCGTACATAAACTTAACGTGGGTGTTAGGCGTCAGTTCCTCTGCGACTCCAGGATTATTAACCACGTTCCACAAGTAACGGTCATCGCGTCCAATGTTTGACATTCGAATCGTACGTCCGTCACGTTTCTCTGTGAACAAGTTTGCCATAAGTCGCTTGCAGTTCTCACCAAAGCGGTCAATCTCTTCGTACAGATCAACACCCTCTGCTGGTTCTTTAGTTGAAACAGTTTTGTAGATGTCGTTTACTAGAGAGTAAATTTCCATGTTAATCCTTATGATTAATCCAGTAGAAGTCGCCTGACTCTGGGATGTAAGACAGAAATACAATACCTTTTTCTTTCTGTTCTTCTGTTCTTTTTGATCCTATTCTCCAATCTCCTTTATTGGCTCGTAGTTCTCTTTGTGTGGTTTTAACGTCAATTAAAGTACACTCTCCGTCTTTGTACGCTACTATGTCAATCGGTCCACTACATCCACAGTTAAGGAACACCTCGTACCCCTGCTCCCAAAGCCAAGCGACTGCTTTGTGTTCAGCTAAGTCTCCCTTTCGTGACCGATTCAGTTCTAAATTGTTCTCTGTTTCGGTTTCGTTGTCAAACATTTCGTAGTTATCCATTTTAGTGTGTCTCCGACCAAGTGTTTCCGATTTGATATTCTCCGTCGAGTGGACAGCGGAGTGAAAATGAAATGCCAGCCGCCTTGATGCACTCGACTGCGAGCCAGCCGAACTTCGGTGCTTGTTTTGTAACCACCTCCGATTGTATCTCATCGTGTATATTACCTATGAACTTGAAGTTAATCTTATGCTCCGTCGCGTGAAGGTTCAGAAGAACAAGAGCTTTCTTCATTACAACCGCACCAGCCGCTTGAAGCAAAGTGTTCAGTGCACTATGTTCTGACCTGACCCAGAGCTTTCTTCCGTCGAGTCCGACGAGGTAACCTTTCCTAGCAGCCTGTCCAACTCTGTCTC